ATGCAAAAATGGAAAGATTGCAAAGAAACGGTGGAATTATCCGAATTAAAAGGGTTGGAATGCACAGTAGGTGTCGATTTATCAGCAAAAATTGACTTAACAAGTATTCATTTGAATTTAAAAAGGATGATAAGTATATCGTAATGAGTCATAGCTTTATGCCAGAAGATACGTTAGCTGAAAAGAGGAAACGGATAAAGTTCCTTATGATCTGTGGGTACAACAAAAATGGATCACAACAACACCTGGTGCAGTAGTTGATTACGAATATATTAAAACGCATATTAGAAATATGGAAAAAGACCATAAATTTAAGATTAAAGAAATATGTGCAGATCCTTGGAATGCAACGCAATTCATGCAAGACATGGAAGCGGAAGGGTATACGATGATTGAAATACGCCAAGGGATGGCAACTTTATCAGGTCCTACAAAGGATTTTAGAGAACAAGTGTATCAAAAGAAGGTCATCCATAACAACAACCCTGTACTGAACTGGGCAACGAGTAACGCTATAACAAAACAGGATGCGAACGAAAATATCATGTTGGACAAGTCAAAAGCAACAGAACGAATCGATCCGATAGCGGCTGTCATCAACTCACATGTTCGTTGTATGCTGAATTCTGGCGAAATGGACTTAAACTCCTATATTTTAAGTCAAGATTTCTCATTTTAGGAGGCATGATATGCGATTTTTATACGTTTTTCTTACCATGTTAGAAGATATTTTTATCATTTCGGGGTTGTCCGTTATCATTGGGACGACTTTTTGTGTGGCTCCTGTGTATGGGTGGTATGTACTTGGAATCACTCTTACACTGATCGGGGTGGTGATGGCGAGGAAATAGAGAAGAGGTGAAAATATGATATTCCGAAATTTATTTCGAAATCAGGACACAACAGACCTAAGAAATCCAGCACCTTGGTTTCGGAGTTTATTTAGTTATGAAGCAACGAGCGGAGAACGGGTTACCGTAGAATCTTCGTTAGGTGTACCAACGGTATACCGATGCGTGAACATTTTAGCGAATAGTGTGGCGATGCTTCCGTTTCAAACGTTTAAAAAGACAGCGAAGGGAAGAGAACGGGATAAGGCACATCAAGTATCGTTTGTGTTGGAAAGGCGCCCGAATCCGTACCAAAGCCCATTTAAATTTAAACATGTAATTGAAACCCATCGAAACACGTGGGGCAATGCGTATATCAATATCCACTGGGGATTGGATGGAAGACCAAAAGAATTATGGGTGTTGAATCCAGCTGTTACAAACCCCGTTATCGATGTGAAAACAAATCAACTGTGGTATTTCACGAGTTTACCAGATGGGACACCTGTGAAACTAGCAGCTGACGATGTCATTCATCTCACGACATTATCGACCGATGGTTTGAAGGGGAAACCACCGATTCAAGTCGCAAGAGAATCGATTGGAAGCTCACAGGCAGCGCAAAAGTTTAAGGGGAAATTCTATAGGAAAGGTGCGACCCATAGTGGGTTGTTAAAGACAGCGCAACCCCTGAACAAAGAGGCAAAAGACAAGCTTCGTGATGCATGGGAAGAAGCCAATACAGGTCTGAGTAATGCACAGCGTATTGCGATATTAGATGCAGGTCTCGAATTTGAAAAAGTGGGTATGCCGTTAAAAGATGCCCAGTTTATTGAAGGAATGAAGTTTGATAAAGGTGAAATCGCAAATATTTTTAACATTCCCTTGCACATGATTAATGAATTAGATCGTGCGACATTCTCCAATATTGAACAACAGGCATTGGATTTTATTCAAAATACACTCAGCCCAATTCTTATTCAGTATGAAGAGGAATTTTCTTATAAAGTCTTTTCTTTTAGTGAACAAAAACGATATTATCTCAAGTTTAATTTAACCAGTCTTTTACGGGCGGACCAGAAATCTAGAGCGGAGTTCTATAACATTATGTTAGACCGTGGTGTGTTCTCGATTAATAAGGTATTAGAACTAGAAGACATGGATGGAATCGGGGAACATGGGGATAAGAATCGCGTGGATTTAAACCATGTATCCATTGAAATCGCAGATGAATATCAGTTAGCGAAAGCAGGAGCGCCTACGGGGGGAGGTGAAGAGGATGCATAATGTGTTTACCGTCAAAAATCAAACAGATTCTTCGGCGGATTTGTATATTTATGGTGATATTATCAATAATACAGCTTGGAAATGGGACGATTCGGATGTGATGCCGGATGATGTGAAAAACATGTTAGGACAACTGGATGATAAAAGTAACCTGAATATCTATGTAAATAGTGGTGGTGGTTCTGTATTTGCTGGTTTAGCTATTTATAATATGCTAAAGCGAAATCAGGCACAAAAAACTGTTTATGTGGATGGTGTGGCAGCATCTATTGCTTCTGTTATTGCTTTAGCGGGTGATCGTATTGTGATTCCTTCGAATGCTTTCCTAATGATTCATAAACCCTGGACCATCTCTGCAGGGAATGCCAATGATTTTCGAAAGATGGCAGAGGATCTTGATAACATCGAGTCAGGAATCATGAATGTATACAAAGAGAACGTAAAAGAAGGCATCGAAATGGAAGAAATTCAGCAATTAGTAGATGCTGAGACCTGGTTAAGTGGGGAAGAAGCTGAAAAATACTTCAATATTGAAGTTGTGGAAGCAAAAGAAGTCGCAGCTTGTAGCAGTGATTACTTTGATAAATATCAAAAAACACCAAATAAGATTGTAGCAAAAGCGTCTTCTATTCCAAAGAAGAACAATAATGAACAATTAAAAATTCAAAATGCACTAGACCTGTTAGAACTATAGGTCTGTTTTTTGTGCCAATATGAGGAGGAAATCCAGAATGGATAAACGTGAACAAGAATTACGTCAAAAAGTTGCTGACTTAAAAACGAAAGCAGAAGAATATAACAATAGCGGTAAATATGAAGATGCAAAGGCAAAAATTGAGGAAGCGAAAAACGCGAAAAATGAATTGGATAATTATTTAGCGATGATGCAAATTCAAGTTTCTGAACCTGTAAACTCACAAGCAGGCATATTGCCTCCATCATCAGTTCAAAATGAAGATCCATCATACAAAGACGTATTTATGAAAGCGATTCGTGGTCAACATGTAACGCAGGAAGAAGCAAGTGTGATGGAGGAATATAAAGCAGCACTATCTGAGAATACAGGTAAAGATGGCGGTTATATTGTTCCAGAAGATATTACAACAACGATTAATCAGCTAAAGCAGACAGTAGATAGCTTAGAACAATATGTAAATGTGCAACCTGTTTCAACAAACAAGGGCGCTCGTACACTAGAAAAACGTGCGGCATCTACACCTTTTGCGCCACTATCTGAGTATGGTAAACCGAATGCCATGCAAGAAATTGCTTCTCCTGAATTCGATCGTTTATCTTATGCGATTGAAGATTATGCAGGTTTTCTACCAGTACCAAATGATTTATTAGATGATACAGATCAAGCGTTAGAAAGTTATTTACGTCAATGGATTGCGAAAAAATCGATTGCAACTCGTAATTATTTAATTTTACAAGAAATCAACAAATTAACAAAAATTGATTTAAAAGATTATAAAGGCATTAAAACAGCATTACATGTTACATTAGATCCAGCTTTCTCGGCTGTAGCAAACATTATTACAAACCAAGATGGATTCAATTACTTAGATCAGTTAGAAGATAAAAATGGACGCCCACTACTTCAACCAGATCCAACAAATCCAACTCGTAAATTGTTTGCTGGTAAGCCAGTGATTGTATTATCGAATAAAACAATTGCTACAGATAAAGATGGAAAAGCACCTTTCATTGTTGGTGATTTAAAAGAGGCAGTTATTCTTTGGGATAGAAAACAATTATCTATCGATATGACCAAAGAAGGCGGAAACGCTTGGAGAACAAACACTTCTGAATTTCGAGCAATTGAACGTGAAGACGTGACATTATGGGATGCAGAAGCGGTTGTATATGGACAGATTGTGGTTACACCGAAAGCAGGGGCGTAATCCGGTAGGAGGTGTCCTTCTTGGTACTAACAGTAGAGGAAGCGAAAAAGTATCTTCGTGTGGATGGTGATGAGGAGGACGATCTCATTACATCTTTCGTAATCGCAGCTGAAATCTATATTCAAAATGCAACACGTCAGGATGTGAAACTAGATAGCGAGCTTGCCAAATTGGCAGCTCGTATTTTAATCTCTCATTGGTATGAAAACCGTGAAGTGGTTGGGAAGGCTGAACAATTGGCATTTAGTTTGCAGTCAATGTTAATTCAGTTGCAGTATTGTGGTGGTGATGCAAGTGAATCCGGGTAAATTAGATAAACGTCTTACATTTCAAGTGAAAGACGAGGAAGCAAAGAGCCCAGACGGTGATCCAATAGAAGGTTATAAGGATTCCTTTACTGTATGGGGCTCTTTTATTTTTTTAAAGGGAAGAAAATATTTTGAAGCAGCGGCAGCTAATAGCGAAATCCAAGGTGAAACAGAAATCCGATATCGCGCTGATGTGAATGCTGATATGAAGATGAAGTATAAGAACGTAATGTATGACATTATTTCAGTTATTCCAACTGAAAAACACACTTTATCAATCATGTGGAAGCGTGGTGGAATGAATGGCTGATGGTGTTGATTTTTTAGGTTTTGATCGCCTGATATCACAATTAGAGCAAATGGGTCTACGTGGAGAAAAGATTGAAGATAAAGCTCTTGCAACAGGTGGTGAACAAATTCGAAAGGCCATTGCAGAAAGAAGTGAACCGAGGAGTTCAAGTCCTAAGAAACCGTCCAAAAGTGAACCTTGGCGTACAGGCCAACATTTGCTGGATAATATACGAGTTACGAAGGCGCGAATGGAAAATGGTGTAAAAACAATCAAGGTTGGAATAGACAAAGCGGACCGTTCCCCATATTTCTATGGAAAGTTTTTAGAGTGGGGTACTTCTAAAATGCCAGCACATCCATTTATAGAACCAGGTTTTAACGCTTCTAAAGCGGATGCAGTACGTGCTATGACAGACATCTTAAAGAATGAGATGAGGCTGAATGTATGATAAATTTACGACCTGAAATCGTGCAAGCTCTTGAAAATAATCAGGAGCTTGTTTCTTTATTAGGTGGAAAACGTGTGTACTATCGTAAAGCCAAAAACGCTGAAGAGTTTCCGCGTATTACATTTTTCGAATTAGACAATAGGCCAGATGGGTTTGCGGATAATGATGAAAGTGAAAGTGAAATCACATTCCAAATCGATATTTGGTCAAAGAGTAGTACAACAGCAATCCATCAAAAAGTGAATGAAATCATGAAAAGTATTGGTTTCTCACGTTATGCAGTAGCTGATTTGTATGAAGAGGATACACAAATTTTTCATTACGCGATGAGATTCGCGAAAGGAGTGGAGTTATAAATGGCTGGAGAAGTGATTACAATTAGTTCGACTGTCGGTGTAGATAGTCTTGTTTATGCAAAACTATTAAAAGATGATGCATCAGGTGTTTCATATACAGATGTAAAGAAGTTAGAAGGGGCAGTAAAGGTTAAAACTTCTAAAAAAGTAGCTTCAGAAATTATGTGGAGTGATAATAAAAAATCAGAGATTGCTGAATCTGATGGAGAAGTAGAAGTTGAAATTGAAGTTCGTGGACTTTCCTTATCAGCGAAAGCAGATATTGAAGGGTATCCAGAAGTTACAGACGGCGTATTAGATGAAAAACGAGAGGGAGAAAAGCCATATTTAGCAATCGGATGGCGTTTCTTAAAGGGCAATGGAAAATATCGATATGTTTGGTTATTAAAAGGGAAACTTTCACAAGAGGAAGAAGAAGGCGAAACGAAGAAGGATAAGCCTAACTTCCAAACAACAAAACTGAAAGGTTCATTTATTGAACGAGACTTTGATGATAGACCAAAATTTACAGCTGATGCCGATGAGCCTACATTTACAAAAGCCGTTGGTGATAACTGGTTTAAAAAGGTATATGAAAAAACAGCAACACCACCAGCAGGAAAATAAGGGGGAGCAAAAGCTCTCTCTTTTTCATTAACAAGGAGGAAAAAACATGAAACTAACACTAATGATGAATAAAGAAAAGAAAACGTTTCATTTACCGGAGTTCATTCCAGCGCGTTTGATTCGTCAAGCGCCTGAGCTTGCGGATATTCCAAATAACCCTGGTCCGGAGGACATGGATAAAATGGTTCAATATGTAGTAAAAGTGTACGGTGCACAATTTACATTAGATCAATATTGGGACGGTGTGGATGCTCGTAAATTTTTATCCACAACTTCCGATGTAATTAATGCGATCATCAATGAAACTGTGGGAGCGGCTGGTGGTACACCAGAAACTGGAGAAGAAACAAACCCAAACGCGTAGAGGGAGGAGGGCTGACGTTCAGTGAGTTTATGGACGAGCTCTACCTCTCTTTATTACGTCAGGGATATAAACATCATCATATCGATAATGAAATGGATATTTGGCATTATTTAAGACTGAACCAAAAGTATCGTGAACAAGATCTTTCAAATAATGGAAATCAGAATTCAAATGAAATTGAAGTTCCAGCAGAAAACATTATCTAACAAGGGGGAAGATGATGGCAAATGAAATGAATAATTTAGTCGTTAGGCTGTCCCTTGATAATGTGAATTTTCGTCAAGGTATAGCGAATTCAGGACGTGCCGTAAGGACATTGCAGAATGAATTGAAATCAATCAGTACTGGTATGGGTGGCTTCGCTAACGCTAGTGATCAAACGCGTGCTAAAACAGATGCACTGAATAGATTGATTGAAGCGCAAAAAGAGAAAGTTAGAGCATTGCGACAAGCCTATGATCAAAATAAGGCTACATTAGGTGAAAATGATGCAGCAACCCAGCGATATGCTTCACAAGTGAATAAAGCAGTTGCTGATTTAAATAGATTTGAAAATGAATTAAAGCAAGTAAACCGTCAAGCGGAACAAAAAGGGATGGATAAGTTAAACAACGCTTTAAAATCTCTACAGGCTGAATTTCAGTCTATTACAGCAGGCATGGGCGGCTTTTCTAACGCAACTGAACAAACACGAGCTAAAATTGACGTTTTATCTCGTGTGGTAGATAAACAGAAAGAAAAGATTCGAGAACTTCAATCAGCGTATAATCGGGCCAAGGCGGAAGAGGGAGAAGCGAGTCAATCCGCACAGCGATATGCCGAGCAAATTCATCGGGCAACAGCTGAACTGAATCGGTTTGAAACGGAATTACAGCAGTCGAATCGGGAACTAGAACAACAAGGAAATAGACTTCTCAATTTTGGAAACCGAATGGAGTCATTGGGTAATCATTTACAAAACGCCGGCATGCAAATTGGCATGGTGTTTGGTGGAATGACGTATGCAATTGGTCGAGGTCTAAAATCAGCTGTGGAAGAATCCATGAATTTTGAGCAACAGATGGCAAACATAAAGGCTGTATCGGGTGCGACTGGACAAGAAATGAGTAAACTCTCCGAATTAGCGGTTAAGTATGGGGAAGATACGAAATATTCTTCTGTTGAAGCTGGAAAAGGGATTGAAGAATTAATAAAAGCCGGTGTTAGTTTAACGGACATTATCAATGGTGGATTAGAAGGAGCATTAAACTTAGCGGCAGCAGGAGAATTAGAGCTAGGTGAAGCGGCTGAAATTGCTTCTACCGCATTGAATGCATTTAAAAAGGATGGTTTAAGTGTTACAGATGCTGCTAATTTACTTGCAGGAGCCGCTAACGCTTCAGCCACTGATGTACATGAATTGAAGTATGGTTTGTCAGCTTCCGCAGCAGTTGCGGCTGGTGCAGGTATGACATTTAAAGATACAGCAACAGCTTTAGCAGTATTCGCTCAGAATGGGTTAAAAGGATCAGATGCAGGTACGTCATTAAAAACAATGCTCATGAGGTTAAATCCTTCCACGAAAGAAGCGTATAACAAGATGGCAGATTTAGGTCTTATCACATATAACGCGCAGGCTGGATTTGATTTCCTCGTGAAAAATGGTGTTACGCCAGCATCTAGAAGTGTAGGAGACATCGAGGTTGCGCTAGAAAAGTATGTCATGCAAACGGAAGGGGTAACGAAATGGAATGATAAATGTGATACAACATTCCGAGAGTTAGCTACCAGTTCCGCTTTCTTATCGTCAAAATTCTATGATCAACAAGGGAAAATTCAAAGCTTAGAACATATATCTGGCATTCTGAAAGAATCCATGAAAGATTTAACTGATCAGCAAAGAAGTATGGCGTTAGAAACATTATTTGGTTCGGATGCAGTTCGTGGCGCAACGATTTTATTTAACGAAGGTTCACAAGGTGTAAACAAAATGTATACGGAAATGTCTAAAGTAACCGCTTTGGAGACAGCTAACACGAAAATGAACACTTTAAAAGGTCGTATTGAACAATTAAGTGGAGCATTCGACACAATGAAAAAGACAATTGGTGATGCACTCGCCCCTGTGGTTAGTGCTTTTGTTGCTGGATTACAAAAGCTTGTGGATGGATTTAACTCATTACCAGGGCCAGTACAAAAGGCCATTGCAATTACAGGTGGTATTGTTCTCGCTTTAACGGCTGTGGCTACAGCTATAGGTGTTGTTTTAGCAACATTTGGAATGATTGCGTCAGGAATTGGTTCACTCTCTCTTGCATTAGCATCAGTTGGTGGGATTGCTGGAGTTGCAGCCGGAGCGGTTGGATTCTTAGGGAGTGCAATAGGGCTATTACTTGGTCCAGTTGGATTGGTAGCGGCCGCTCTTATTGGAACTGGAGTTGTCGCATATAAAGCATATCAAAAAGCAACAGAGGACAGCATTGCTTCTGTAGATCGTTTTGCCACAAATACAGAAGGGAAAGTAAGTTCTTCCACAAAGAAAGTTCTTGGTGAGTATTTCAAGCTGTCTGATGGTATTAGGCAAAAGTTGACTGAAATGAGATTGAACCATGAAGTGATAACAGAAGAACAGTCGCAGAAGTTAATTGGCCAATATGACAAGTTAGGTAACACGATTATAGAAAAAACAAATGCAAGACAACAAAAAGAAGTTGAGGGACTTAAAAAATTCTTTGCGGATTCTTATGTGTTAACCGCGGAAGAAGAAAATAAGCGGATGGAACAAATGAATCAACATTACGAACAAGAAAAGTTAAAAACACAAGAAAAAGAAAACAAAATTAAAGAAATTATTCAAACTGCAGCAAATGAAAAGCGTGACTTTACTACATCTGAAAGAATTTCTTTACAGGCTTTACAAGATGAAATGGATAGAACGGCTATTCAGCACATGTCGGCAAATCAGATGGAGCAAAAAGTTATTTATGAAAACATGAGGGTACAAGCAAGTGAAATTTCAGCTAGGCAAGCAGCGGAGGTTGTTGAGAATAGTGCGAAAGCAAGAGATAAAGTGATTGAAGATGCGAAAAAGACTCGTGATGATAAAATTGCCTATGCGATACGTTTGCGAGATGAATCAGGAACACTGAACAAAGAAGAAGCGAACGCAGCGATTGCGGAAGCGAATCGTCAATATGAAAGCACCGTTTCTACAGCGCGAGACAAACATAGAGAAATTGTGAGTGAAGCAAAATCCCAAGCTGGGGAACATGCAAATCAAGTGGATTGGGAAACGGGTCAGATAAAATCCAAATACCAAGTCATGAAAGATGATGTGGTTCGAAAAATGCAAGAAACCTGGTCAGGTATAACAAAATGGTGGGAAGAAACCAAAACTTCAGCAAACAACAAGGTAGAAGAGATAAAAAATACAGTTTCAAGGAAATTTGAAGAAAAGAAAAAAGCTGTCGTTGATAAAATGAAAGAAATAAAGAGCGATATTGAAGATAAGTGGAATACAGTTGAAAAATTCTTTAGCACGATAAATCTACGTTCCATCGGTAAATCCATTATAGAAGGACTTGGTAAAGGGATAGATGAAGCTTCAGGAGGTTTGTTTAGCAAGGCTGCTGGCATTGCGAACGATATTAAAAAGACTATTTCTGGAGCGTTAGAAATTAACAGTCCATCTAAGGTAATGATTCCAGTTGGTAGCGCCGTACCAGAAGGTGTTGGGGTTGGTATGGATAAAGGGAAACGATTTGTTGTCGATGCAGCAAAAAGTGTAGTTGGAACGGTCAAAAAACAGATGAGTAATATGCCATCTGTATTTGATTTTGGATTCCAAACAAATCAATATAGTATCCCGCAAAATACGTTTGACAATTTTAGTGGATATACGCAACCGCAATTAGATTATAACAATCCATCTATGGCAAAAACTATGTTCTCGGATAGATCAGGTAGAGAACAAGAATTGAATGTAACGGTAAATATGACAAACGTTTTAGATGGAAAAGAATTAGCGAACGGAAGTTACGCATATACGACAAAGCTTCAAGATCGTGACCAAAAAAGAAGAGCGGAATTTTAAGGGTGGTGAGCATGTTGGGGAAACTCAGTTTTACTTTTAATAAGATTAGAAAAGATTATGTTCAAATGCTAGTTGGAAGAAAGCGCCCTTCGTGGGCTCCGATAAAAAGAAGATTGGTAAGAGTCCCTCATCGTGCAGGGGCTCTTTTTCTTCATACAGAAACGGAGGAACGTCGTATTGATGTTCCTTTTGTCATTAAAGCAGCAAAAGATATGGCGGATTTGCAAAAGATAAAAGAAGATTTAGCAGATTGGCTATATACAGAGCAACCAGCTGAACTTGTTTTTGATGATGAATTAGATAGGACGTATCTAGCATTCATTGATGGCTCTGTAGACTTGGATGAGATAGTCAATAGAGGAAAAGGTGTCATTACTTTTGTTTGTCCGATGCCATATAAATTAGGGAAACAAAATACTCATATGTTCTCTCAAAGTAGCTCTACAGAAGTGGCGACTTCTTTTATTAATCAAGGGAATATAGAAGCACCTGCAATTATTGAAATCGAAGCACAGAAACCAAGTACATTTTTAGATGTGTGGTTTGGTGAGTATCCATATAATCGAGATTACTTCAGAATTGGTTATCCTTTGAAAACAGAGCAACTACCTGTTGAAAGAAATCAAAGGCTTATATGGGATGAAATGGCTAACACTGTAAGTTGGAGTAAAGTCAGTTCGATGGAAGATGGCGAACCGATTGGCGAAATGAAATCAGATAAATATCAATTTTATTGTTCTGATTTTGGTACTAGTGCAGGGAAAGGGTGGCATGGTGCAGCTGTTAAAAAAAATATCCCCGGTGGCCCAGTGCAAGATTTTATTATGCAAGCTTACGTTACATGTAAGAGTAAAAGAATCAATGAAATGGGACGGGTTGAGATAGCGATACTCGATGAAAATAGCAAGGTGCTTTCAAAAATTGCTATGTCTGATGTGTTTTGGCAAGCTGAACAAAATTTCGGAACAATGGTAATTGGATATGATAATAAGCCGGGAAAAATAGGTTTGATTTATGAGAGTGGTGATTATCCGAATACATGGAATCAATATTACGGAAGATTGTGGATAGCTAGAACGGGAAATGTGTGGGAGGCTTATATCTCGAAATTCCTTCCGGGGACAGAAAAGGATGATTCAGAACGATTTGCAAGGTGGACGGATGAAAATAATTATCATATGGAAAAAGCAGCACAAATCCAGATTAGTATGATGCAATGGCAAGATGTACCGCCAGTAGAAGCAATGACCGTTTCAGATTTGAAATTCTGGAAAGTGAATTTAGATACTCAAAATAATCCACTTTACATTTTTGATACAGGAGACAAGATTATAATTGATACAGAAAAAAGTCTTGTAACCATTAACGGTAAAAATGCGATTAATTTAAAAGACATTTTTAGTAATTTTCCAACTGTAATACGTGGTGAGAATCGTATCGATATCATGCCACCAGATGTGAAAGCAACTGTTAGTTATAGGGAGAGATACAGATGAGAACACCAAGCGGGATTTTGCATGTTGTGGATTTCAAAACAGATCAAATCGTTGCAGCTATCCAGCCAAATGACTATTGGGATGACAAAAGGCATTGGGAACTGAAAAACAATGTTGATATGTTGGATTTTGCTGTCTTTGATGGAACAACTCATTCGGCTACGTTACAACAACAAAATCTTGTTCTAAAAGAAGTTCGCGATGGAAGAGTTGTACCATATGTCATTACAGAAACAGAGAAGAATTCAGACAAACGATCCATTACCACATATGCTTCAGGAGCTTGGGTTCAAATTGCTAAATCAGGCATTATAAAACCACAAAGGATAGAAGGTAAAACAGTAAACGAATTCATGGATATGGCTCTTGTAGGCATGAAATGGAAACGTGGAAAAACAGATTATGCAGGTTTTCACACTATGACCATTGATGAATTTATGGATCCGTTAACTTTTTTAAAGAAAATAGCTTCTTTATTCAAATTAGAAATTCAATACCGCGTTGAGGTTCAAGGGTCACAAATAGTTGGATGGTATGTTGATATGATTCAAAGGCGTGGCCGAGATACTGGTAAAGAAATAGAGCTCGGAAAAGATTTGATAGGTGTTACACGTATGGAACATTCAAGAGATATTTGTACAGCACTAGTCGGATTTGTAAAAGGTGAAGGCGATAATGTAATTACCATTGAAGGTATTAACAGGGGACTTCCGTATATTGTTGATCATGATGCATTTCAACGATGGAACGAACGTGGTAAGCATAAGTTTGGTTTTTATACGCCAGAAACAGAAGAGTTACATATGACTCCGCAACGTTTAATGACATTAATGGAAATAGAACTGAAAAAACGTATTAATTCTTCCGTTTCGTATGAAGTAGAGGCACAATCGATTGGTCGCATTTTCGGACTAGCACATGAACTAATCAATGAAGGCGATACAATCCGAATCAAAGATACAGGCTTCATACCTAAGCTATATCTTGAAGCTCGTGTTATTGCTGGTGACGAATCATTCACTGATCCTGCACAAGATAAATACGAATTTGGGGATTATCGAGAGATAGTAGACCCAAACGAGGAACTACGAAAGATTTACAATCGAATCCTTAGTAAATTCGGTGAGAAACAAGAAATGTTGGATCAGCTAGATAAATTAGTGAAAGAAGCCAATGAAACAGCAAGTAACGCTAAGAAAGAATCAGAAGCAGCGAAAACACTTGCCGAAAAGGTACAAGAGAATATGAAAAATAATACTGTTGAAATTATAGAAGCTAAGAATCCACCGACAACAGGTCTTAAACCTAATAAAACGCTTTGGCGTGATATGAGTAACGGAAAGCCCGGCATTTTAAAAATATGGACAGGTACAGCTTGGGAATCGGTTGTACCAGATGTTGAATCAGTTAAGAAAGAAACACTTGAGCAGGTAAATAAAAATATTGAGGTCACAAAAACAGAATTAAACCAAAAGGTACAAGAAGCACAGAATCAAGCTACAGGACAATTCAATAAAGTACAGGAAGGTTTACAAGGTGTCAGTCGTACAATTTCTACTATCGAAAATAAACAAGGTGAAATCGATAAGAAAGTAACTCAGTTTGAACAGGATTCTAATGGATTTAAAACTTCTATTGAATCGTTAACGAAAAAAGATACTGACATTAGCAATAAATTACATACAGTTGAAACAACTGTAGAAGGTACAAAGAAGAGTATTTCTGATGTGCAACAAACAACAAGTGAGCTTAAGAAAACAACAACTGAAATGAAAGAAGAAGCTGGGAAAATCAGTGAGAAGTTAACAAGTGTAGAAACAAAGGTTAATAGCGATAAAGCTGGTGGACGAAACCTTTTATTAAAATCAAATGTTAAATATGAAAAAACAGACTATCTAATCAATCAATATTCTCTAACTGAAAATTTCTTTGCAGGTGAAGAATACACCTTTGTAATGAAAGGAATTGTACCTGCAGGTCAAAAGTTTGGTATATGGATGAATGGTGGGTCTAGTAATGTTGGATATGCAACAAGTGTTTACGCAAATGGAATTACTTGTGTAACCTTCAAAGCTGTTGCGGCTACAAGTGGAAATGAACGAAAGTTAAGCTTATATAATTATCCGAGTAGTACTACGAAGTCTATTGTGGAATGGGTTGCCTTGTATAAAGGGAATAAGCCGCAGGATTGGACGTCACCGCCTGAAGAGCAGGTAACAACGGATGAATTCACCCAGAAGACAACTGAAATTACAAAAAGTGTGGATGGAATGAAAGAAACAATCACAAAAGTGGAAAATAATCAAAATGGATTTGATAAGCGTGTTGCGACTGTAGAAAAAGATGCAACTACTATTAAACAAAATGTCTCTTTCATACAAAATACGCAGACAGAACAAGGAAGACAATTACAAGAGGCGAAAGCTGGATGGGAAAATACTGCGAAAGCAATTGAAGGTAAAGTTGAGCTGAAACAAGTAGAGAATTATATTGCTGGGTTTAAAATCCCTGAGTTGAAGCAAACAGTTGATAAAAATAAACAAGATTTGTTGGGCGAATTAGCTAACAAACTTGCAACTGAGCAATTTAATCAAAAAATGACTTTGATTGATAACCGCTTTACTATCAATGAACAGGGTATAAATGCTTCAGCCAAAAAGACAGAGGTATACACAAAAGAGCAAGCAAATGGGCAATTTGCCACATCATCTTATGTAAGAGATATGGAAACACGTCTTCAGTTAACTGAAAAGGGTGTTAGCATATCTGTAAAAGAAAACGATGTAATCGCAGCATTCAATATGAGTAAAGAAAACATTACGTTGAATGCGAACAGAATTAACTTAAAAGGTTTTATTACAGCGAGCCATATTAAAGGACAAGTGTTAGAAGGAGTAACACTTAAAACGAGTGGAAATAGATTTGTTGAAATAAATAAGCAAGACATGAAGATTTTCGATTCGGATAAGCCACGTGGCTATATAGGATTTATGGAAACAGATGATGGAAGTATTCAACCTTCATTAGTCCTTGGTTCTGATAATAGAAAATACGCTGGTACAGGATCATTTTATATTTATCAAGTCATGCCGCGAATGAATGGAGTTGATCAACCTTCTAAAGCATATGCGAAATTTGGGATTTCTAAAGGAGAAAATGCAGAAGGAACTAATATTTGGTCAAACTATATTCAAATGCATAATGACGGTGGACATCTGAGCGTATATTCAGATGGACAATTTCGTTTTCAAAACTTGAATAATATTATTTTTGAATCTGAAGGATGGGCTCCAGGATATGGTTACTTCTCTGTAACTACAACTGAACCACATATTTTTACAAATAACGCTGGGCAGTTTACTTTCAAAAGAAAAGGCAGTGACTATAAAATACATTTCGTAAACGGCACCACCGATCATGATTTAATTATGGGTAATGCAATGATAAGGTCAAGTTTTGTACAAGGTTATAACAATGGCTTGCAGATTAAAGATATGATGGGTAAGGGATGGAAAGATATAGAATTAAGAACATTACGAGCGCAAGAGAATATTAGCGCTACAGGGCGTATGTGGGCGCAAGAATTTATCCCTAATTCTTCTCGTAAGCTTAAAACGGATATAAAAGACCTTCCATTCTCTGCTTTAGATAAAATCAACTCTGTAAACATCAAACAGTATCACTTTATAAGAGATGTTGAACGCTTCGAGTCAGGGGAGTCTATTATACTTCCAATTAATTACGGTATGATTGCGGAGGACTCTGACGATGTATTCACCACACCACAGAAAGACGCTGTAACACTTTATAGCACGGTTTCAATTTCTATTCAAGCAATACAAGAAGTTGACTTTAAAGTTAAAAATCTTCAATTTGACCACGGTATATTGAAGCAGGAAGTTGATACTCTTAAAGAACAACTTGAAGCAGAAAAACTTGAGAAAGTTTCAATGAAAGCTGAAATTGCTGAATTAAAGGTATTAGTACAACAATTAATAAATGAGGAACCAAAGCAGCCATAAGCTGTTTTTATTTGGCGCAACATACGGCTTTGATAACAAAAGGGAGACAATCATGTCTCTCTTTTTTGATATAGATGAGGAGTATGGATAGAGGGAGGGAAAACGGATGACAATCGAACTTGGTGTGCTGATTGCGTTATTATCACTCGCCATCAGCTATTTTGGTTATGCACTGAATAAATCTAAATCCATCAAAGCAGATGGGCAACAAAGTGCAGAGGTCAAAGCAGAACTGGGATATATCCGAAAAGGTGTGGATGATATCCGGATTGATCTGAAAGCAAGTGAAAAACAAATGGTAGCACTAGGAGAACGAGTCACGAGGGTAGAGGAAAGTACCAAACAAGCGCATAAACGCTTAGATACAATCGAAAAGGAGACGGATTAGACATGACAAAAGAAAACATCCAAAAGCGATTACGTAACTGGAAAACATGGGTGGCGCTCGCCTCCCTCTTGGGATTCATTTGTGCGAAGGCTGGGTTACTGGAGACAAAAAGTTTTATCGATGAAGTGTTACCCTATATTTTCACACTTGGTGTCGCCTTAGGAATCTGGAGTGACCACGAAGGGACAGTACAAACAGACAAATAAAAAAACAAAGAGAACGCATCGCCAATCGGTGGTGCGTTTTTCTATGGGAGGAGAAACAAAAATGAAACGATTATTAGGGATATTTACAATGTTATGTATGGTATTTTCGCTGTCTACAAGCGTTTTAGCCGATAGAACACTTCTGATACCTGATGTGCCGAAAACGCCATACAGGGGCGGTATAGGGGCATATGAAGGAGTGGTTGCCCACAGTACGGCAACACCTGAAGCACCAGCCATTAACATTCAACGTTATGAGACTCGTACCTGGAGAAATGCATTCGTTCACTATGCAGTGGACTGGAATGAAACCATTCAGATTGCGGATACAAAATATATAGCCTATGGTGCAGGACCAGGAGCCAATAAACGATTTGTTCATGTGGAATTGTGTGAGACAGCTGATTACACCAAGTTTAAACGGAGTTATGAAAAGTATGTGAGATTACTGGCCAGAATCTTAAAAGATAATCATCTATCCGTAGAAAAAGGATTGTGGACGCATAATGATGTGAGAAAGTACCTCGGCGGTACAGATCATGAAGACCCGATTGATTATTTACGTAGCCATGGTGTATCCGAAACTCAATTTAGAAGCGATGTGCAGCGAGCATATAATAACTCTAGTGTGGATGTTTCTGTTCCGTCTAAACCAGAAGAAGTACCAACAGCAGTAACAGGTGGGATTGCTTATATTCTTGGAAATAACGTAAACCTACGAAAAGGACCAGGAACAAATTATGGTGTAATTCGTCAGCTAAACAAACCTGAAGCGTATCAAGTGTGGGGAGGGAAAGATGGATGGTTAAACTTAGGCGGTGACCAATGGGTGAAATATAATCCAGCGTACATCAGGTTTGAAAAGCAAGAATCAGTAAATCCAGTTGTAGGGAAACGTGTGGTTTCAAAAGTAGATAACCTTCGGTTTTATGATACACCGTCATGGCAGGATAGCGCTGTAGCGGGTACATTGGATGCGGGAGAAGGATTTACAATCAATGAGAAGGTAAGTGTGGATGGCTTCACGCAATTTAAAGTACACAATAGTAAAGGGCGCACATACTATATGACATCAAGCGAAACCTTTGTGTATGTGAAGTAGGGAAGAGAAAACAAGGAGGTTTTTGGTATTATCCCCTATAGGTAGACAGTAAAAAAAGAGTCCATCTGATATGATGGACTCAATGCTGTTTTATCTGGAGGGGATTTTTTTATGGCAAGAAAAGGACAATCATTTCAAAAATATACAGAAGAACTAAAGCGAGAAGCAGTTCGTCTTCGATTAGAAGAGAGAAAATCATTGCGAGAAATTCGTGAACAACTCGGTGTGAAGAGCGATGCCCAGATTATTGAGTGGGTAAAACGTGCGCAACAAGGGGAGTCCTTTGATGATCAACGTGGTGTCTGGAATCGAAAGAATTTTAATAGTCTAGAAGAAGAAAATGCTTATTTGAAGGCACAGGTTGAGTATTTAAAAAAGCGCAGTCCAAATCTACACGGGAAGGAATGGTCCTAAAGAAAGAACGATTTTCTCTTATCGATTCATTACGCCAAGCCTATCCACTCCGATGGTTGCTTCAAATCGCGGAAGTTTCTAAGGCTGGCTACTATAAATGGCGGAAATATCATAACGTGCAGCGTTTACGTCAGAAAAGGGATATGTGGCATAAAGAACATATTTTATCTATTCATCGTCAGCACCCTTACTATGGGTATAAACGTATGACTCGTGCTTTGGCTCGAGAAGGAATGGTAATGAATCATAAACGTGTTCGTCGTCTTATGAGAGAGCTGGGTATTCAATCTATCATTCGAAAAAAACGTCCGTTTTATGGAAGAAAAACATCTGTGGTATTTAAAAATCATTTGAATCGAGAGTTTCAAGCTGAAAAGCAAAATCAAAAATTCGTAACAGATATTACTTATGTACGAATCGGAGAACAATTTGCCTATTTGTCGGCTGTGTTAGATTTATACAACAATGAAATTGTTGCCTGGAAGCTATCTTCAAGAAATGATTTAGATTTGGTTTTAACTACATTACGTCAATTAGAAGGGAAGTCATTAACTACTAAGCCCCTTTTCCATTCAGATCAAGGGTTTCAATATACATCTAAATCCTACGCAAAACAGTTAGAGAAATTAGGATTTGTCGGTAGTCATTCTAGACGTGGAAACTGTTTTGATAATGCGTGTATCGAATCATTCTTCTCACATTTAAAAACAGAGAAGTTGTATTTAGTGTGCCCAAAAACATATGAAATGGCCTACCGAGCAATTCAAGAATATATTCAATTTTATAATACAGAAAGATTCCAAGAAAAACTTCACGGCCTTTCCCCGATAGAATATCGGGAAAAGGCCATGGCATAATACTCTTTTTATTTCTGTCTACTTGACAGGGAGATGACCATTTCGCCTCCTTGTTTTAAAAATGAAACATGGCTTCTGATACATCCTCTTTTATAATCCACTCTAACACATCAGGTAATAGCATGATGGTTACACCAAAAATAACTCCGAAACCTAATCCTAATAGTAGTGAAGTTTTCAAGTAATAGCCGATGAATAACCAAATGCCAGCTAACAGTAGTAATAAAAGTGCAATGGATAGTTTGAAAATCAATTCGTTCTCCCTCAATACAGGATATCTTATATTTAATTATAATGATTGAAGAAGATGAAGTGAATTAAAAAATGAGTAACAAGGAATCGGAAGAGATTACGAAATTTGGAGTGGGAAACAAATAGTAGCGAGGAATAGGGAGAATGTCATACAAATAGAAAGAGTTGGTGCATTATAGGTAGGATTAACATAGAAATATGTTGTAAAATAAAAAAGTTCTTCTATCTGAAGAACCCAGTTTGTAGAACAGTATAAGATATATTATCCCCGTAGTTGTGTTCTATATTATTTTTATGTTAGGCCAAGGAAGAATATGATAATGAAAAACAGAATACACTTGACCAAGGTGTACTCTGATTCAGTGGTTTCTCTTGAACCACTTTATATATATGCAGAAAATTATGTTGTATAACTCAAAAAATAGAAAAGGCAATCCAGGGTGGTGAGTCTGGATTGCCTTTTCGTATAGAAAGAATCGTGTATAACATAACAGGAGCAGTTTAATATATGTAAAGATTTTTAAAAATATGTTTAAAATATAAGAGGGCGCCTTCCCTAGTTGAAGGCGCCTCTCACGTGGTGATTCTCTCGATGACATTTACAGTATATCCAACATTATTGAAAAGTAGAACTTTTTATTGACGCATAATTCTATATGATCTATATTTTATATAGGTTCTCTAATCTATTGCACAATGAAGAATCCGTCTCCTATTGGAGGCGGATTTTTTGTGTTTACATCCAGAAATCATTTTCATCTATATTTTTCCCTAACTTTTTTAGGCCTTTAACGATTTTAACTATTGTCGATATTTTTGGTCTGTAGTGTCCATCGCTACAGAGTTTAGAGATAGTACCTGTGCTTAATTTTGATTTTTTTTCAAGTTCAATTTGTTGAATCCCCTGCCTATCCAACCATTTTCCGAATTTACTACGCTTTTTTCCTAATCCAAACATTTCAACTCACCTCATCAACAGAATGAACAATTTCTCAAATTTTTAAACTTAGAAAAAATTTTGAGAAATTGTCCAAGCCTTCCCCAATAGAATTTATCAAAGGGGTTACCAAGGTAACAGAAGTTCCACCTATCAAAGTAACTATCAAGGTAGGAAGAGGTGACTTTACCAAGGTAGGTATCATGGTACGTTTTGGATTTCTACCGTGGTAGCTGCCATGGTTCCTATCAAGGTAACGCTACCATGGTAATGGGTGCGTAAAGCGTTATTTTGCGTGAGTTTTATATTTTGTTTATAAAGGAGCGAAAGAAATGAACAGCAAGATGGCATCATACGAAGAAACTTGTGAGTATTGTAAATGTTTGTTATCGGGTTGGTTGTTTTGGAGATGGAATGGAAAGAAGTATTGTTCAGAATCTTGTGCGGAATACGATAAAAAATAAATGAGGGAGATGAACGTATGTGGGGGACAAAACAAATCATTCCCTTTCGGGATTTTATGAGTGGGTCGTACAAAAAGAAAGCGCAGAAAATACAAAGATATCATTCATTAAGTCCGTTAGCATTTGTTCATATGTCGGATCCTATTTTAAATACGTATCTGGCATTAGGGATAATGGGAACGGCTTTAATTGGGGCAGTCATGTTAGAAAGATATCTTGTGCAAAATGATTATGTATCAGCAGCTAAGTTATTATCTGATGGCATTCATTATGGGGTGAGAATGGGAGGAGTCGGATTCATCGGCTATACATTTATTCGAATTGTAATCATGTTCTAGGAGGCTTATCATGGGGAAACTAAAGGAATGGATGAATAAGAGGTCTTTAAAACATCAAATGATTGAGGTATTTCAGAAGGCTGGTTTATATATAGAACATCAAACACGTGGAGGGAAAGTGCCAATTTACCCTAAAATTCATGTTGTTACTTCTTCGAACCAGTGTGTACAATATGTGTTTACCATTCCAAATGGATTGGATCCGAAGATAATTGAAAAGAAATGGTTTTGTTTTCAGCAGATATTTGGACGGAATGTCAAAATAGAGGGTGATATTAAAAGGTTTGTACTTCATGTATTTCATTCTGATGGTGGTTTAAAACCATACAACTACAGTTACAAGCAATGGCAGTCATTATTAAAAGAATACCGTCTTCCTGTTGTAGTAGGACGGGACCAATTCGGAAACATGATTACATATGACATGGTTGAAGCCAATACTCCGCATCTTCTCATTGCTGGAGAAACAGGTTCAGGAAAAAGTAGTATGGTGCGAGTTATCTTGTCTACATTGATTCAAGCCATGTCACCAGATACCTTGCATTTGTACCTAGGCGATTTGAAAAATTCTGAGTTTCATTTCTTACGGCGAGTCAAACATGTAAAAGAAGTATATATGGAAGAAGTCGAAATGAAAATCATGCTTCAAAAGGTATGGAATGAAGTCAGGGAACGCAGAAAACTCATGGAAGAATATGAAGTGGATCACATTGATGAGTATAACAAATTAAATACTGATAAACAGAAACCCTATATTCTCCTAGCAATTGATGAAGTAGCGATGCTGCAAGATGAAAAAGAATGTATGACGATTATAGAAAAAATATCGGCAGTTGGTCGGGCGTTAGGTGTCTTCCTTATGCTATCGATGCAACGTCCAGATGCAAAAGTATTAGATGGGAAGCTCAAACTCAATATGACGGTACGAATGGGCTTTAAATGTGCTGATGCCATTAATAGTAACATCATGGGTACACCTGGGGCGGAACAGTTAGAACAATCTGGTCAGATGATTCTAAAATTACATGGGCTTAAGAAAGTGCAAGCTCCCTATTTAGAATTAAACAAAGCGAAACAAATGATTGAACCGTACCGTGTACCGAAAGATACAGTTGAACTTCCGAGTCCTGAACAAGAAAAACTGCCTTTGTTTGGAGTGTTGAATCATGAAGAGTAGAGATAAGGCAATCGTAAAGGATTTACAGCGATTTCGATGCATGTCCCGTGATGATATTATCGATTTGCATTTTCAAGGACGCAAGAAAGCTGTGACTTGTTGTAATACGGTGATGAAGCGGTTAAGAAGAGATGGAAGTGTGGATGCAAATGTATTACAGCAGCCATACATCTATTTCCCGCAACCGAGTACAATTCGAAAAACGAGTCAAAAGATTCCGCATTTCCTTGCTATTGTAGACGTATATAAGCAACTTCTTCAGTACGAAAAGCCGAAAGTATTCAAAGTTGAGCCAAAATACGGTAAAGCATACATGGAGCCTGATATATTTACTATATGGCGACAATCACCGTTTTTCATAGAAGTACAGAATTCAGTTTACAGCAAGAAAGTAATGCAAGAGAAATTCAACCGATATGAATTCTACTTTCATAGTTTGGAATGGCAGCAAGAACCATGGCAACCGAAGAAATCTAAATATTTCCCCTCACTACTCATCGTTACGGATACACAATATGACATCTACTCTCCCAATTTTCGCATATTCCAAACAAAGTCGATTCATGATTTCATGAATCAAATGGCGATTCGGAATTAAAATGATTCGCCAATCATCTTTAGAAATAACGTATCACGAGCAGAAATATCTTTCTTACGATTTGCAAGATTATGTATATCTCTAAAGCTATCGATGTAGTCATAGACCATATGTTTAAACGTGCGTGTAAAGTAACCAACCGGATTTTTCATCAACGTACCATTATGCTCGTATTCATGCGTTTTAGAGAACAAGATAGCTGACGCATTCGCAAGAATGTTGTGGAATACATCTGTATCCGCTAGTAAATTGAATTTTTTAGTAGCCTTTCTTACAATATTTTTGGCATTTTTGAAAGATTCATTTATCACCTTTGAATCAAAAGCAGTTTGTAATTTCATACGCATAGATTGTGGTACACGGTAATCGATGAAATCTACATCATGTTGAAAAAATTGTGCAACGTCCTCTTTACGTTTATTTATATTTTTACTCTTTTGTTTTAAGGTTTTAGTAGTTGTTTTTGGGGTGTGACAAATTTCATCATTTTTAGTTGGTTCAGGTGTGACAAGTTGTCCGTCTGTATGAATAGGTTGAATCACAATAACATTACTCGTTTGTCTCCTATCGCTCTTACGTTTCATTTCGAGTTGTTTAATAATACCAAGGGATTCTAAGTATTGGCATACACGAATAACTGTTCTACGGCTAATATGAAGTGCGTCCGCAATGTTATTTTTTGTTTTAAAAGAAACACCAAGGTATTTAGCGGAATAGTGGTGTAAATGATCGAGTATTGCCATTTGGTTTTTATTTAATTTATATTGTTTCTTATACGCCCGCACAGTGTCATTTAATTCCTTGAGAGTTTGAAAGGATGCTAAGTTTTCATATGTTTCTTCACTTGCAAGAATGGTAATCGCTTGTTTCTTTTTCAT